ACTCTTATGACTTCACCTTCTTTGTATTTGTTGTTTAATTGTTTAACTAGCTTTTTATAACTCATAGCTTTTAATGTTTCTTGGTTTCCTTGCTCATCTTTAATATTATAAATATATCTCATAGTGTTGCATATTTACCACAGTTGCATTTATATCACACTAATATCTTGACCCATTTTGAACACTTATATACTTGTAGTTTATATTTATTAGTTTACCAATATGGCTATGAAAAAAAAACATAATGTATATATCGAAGGTCAAGATCTGCTTTTAACTGAAGTTCAAATCTTGAAAAAACTAGATGCTTATAACAATACTCATACAACTGAGTTATTTATTGATGATAATGTGAGAGGTAACGAAAGCAATTTTTCTAATAGCTTTTTAGAAAAATTAAATATTACTTCTAATGCTCATTACTCAATCGATTTAAATAACCAAGTTAATAATATTATTATAAGTAAACAATAAGCAACTAACAAAGGAAAAAATGACTAAAGAAATAAAAATATATGCGTCTGTAAAATTTCCAAAAGATCACAAAGGAAAAAAAAACATACACATTACTACACTTGAAGAGCATTTAAAAAAATACAATGAACTTTCAAATGTAGATGGTAATGAATTAAAGTTGTTCTTAAACGAAGATGAAGCAAGGGAACATTTTAATAAAGTAAATAACTAATAAATAGGGGGTGTAAAAACCCCCACAACCAAAGGGGAAACAATGAAAGCAGAAGTAAGTTTAGACACGTTTCAAAATGATATGAGAAGTAATTTTTCATATGAAGGTAGCAAAGCATTATTTGAGTATTTAAACGATCTTGAAAATGATTGCGGAATACCAATTAATTACGATCCAGAATTTATGTATTTGGATGCTGATCAGAAACCCTCTATGGAGGATTTACAAGACTCTGAATATTTTGATGTTGGTATAGAAAGTTTTGCTGCATTAGATCAAAATGCCAATGAAGATCAAATCA